ATGGATCACGAACCCATCCGGATCAAAAAGAAGGCAGATGACGGGCACAAGGTGATTTCCTTTCGGATCCGTGAGGATCTGTTGGCGCAGCTGGATAAGATCGCCAACGCAAGCAACCGCTCCCGTAACGAGATCATTACAACGATCCTGGAGCACGGCATACAGCACATCGAGATCGAATGATACAAAAGGGTGCACAGCAAAATGCTGTGCACCTTTTTTTACCTCCAGAGCTCTTCCATGGCTGCTTCGGCACTCTTCGCATCCACCATGCCTTCCGCCAGGATGTACGCCAGCACATCGGCACCGGCCATGATAATGCCTGTCACCTGGGTGACAGTGTCTTCCGCCATCCCGAAGGCCAGCAGCAGGGGCGTCACAAAACCCACCACTGCCATCCAGAATTTCCGGGAAGTCAGCTTTGTTTTCCAGTCCATGATACATTCCTCCTTATTATTTTGTATGCTCCAGGAGCATATTCTGATAATACTTCTTCACATCACCATTGCCGCCCTTTCTGATGTACTTATCGCCGGCAATGATGCGCTCGGAGATGGGCATATTTTCTTCGACAATGGTAAGCCGCAGAATGGAAAGGTACTGATCCTCATCATGCTCCACCAGGGTATTCACCTTGTCCAGCAGCTCCTGATTGGCTTTCTTCTGGGATGCTCTGACCGTCACCCATATTCCAAGGAACGTAAGTACGCTTTCGATCAGCGCGATCCATACCTTCTCCATCCCCATCACCTCCCCACCGGCCGGATGTCGAAGTGGATGTTATTGCAGCCTGCGATCTGATAGGCGTAGCGCACATCCGGCTGGCTTTGCAGCCATGCCAGGGCAGCGCCCGGCGTTACGCCATAGAAGTAGACATCCGCCGCCTCGCCAAACTTATGCTGGCTATTTTCCACGCCGCCCTGGATGGCATTCCACTGCTGGCACCGCAGACCGCTGACAACCTGGATAGGATTTCCGGACCACCGCCGGGCACGGTCCAGGATCTGCATCAGCAGGGGCTGGATCCCGTGGGGATAGCCGTCACAATACCTGCCGCCGCACCTGCACTTCATCTCTTCCGGAGCAAAAAATTCGATTTCATCCCAGAAAGAGTCTGCAGCGGGTCTTTTTTCCGCCGTTTTCTCTCCTGCAAAGTCCCGCAGGAACCGGTCTGCTGCTTTTTGGGATGCCGGCCCCCAGACACCGTCCAGGGGGCCGCTGTAGTAGTATTCTCCCTGATCATCGGCGACCAGGCACAGAATACGCTGCTTTTTTTCGTTTGTCATGGTTATCCTCTCCGGTCGTTGATGACCACCAGTGCCATACAGACCGCCCCCGCTGTCAGGCACAGCGGCACGATCCACAGCAAATGCAAGGGGTTCATTCTTCCTCCTTATCTTTATAGCCGTGCAAAAAGCACAGCGTAATATACAGCAATTGCACCGTACACCGCGGCTGCCAGGGCTGCAAGCGGCTTTGCATGTCTGTCCTCCCGGTTATGCCAGAGCCATCGCAAAAGGGCCGTCATCGCTCCCAGCTTCACCGGAACGAACAGCACCGGAAAATTGAGCAGCCACCCCATTGCCGGGTTCGCCTCCACAAAGCCGTGGTTTGCAAGGTACACTGTGGAAGCCATGTCAATGGCGTTTCCGGTCCATGCCGTAAACAGCAGTATCTTCATAAGGCCCGATTTTCCTTGCTTTAAGCCGGTGTCGGTACCCTCGAAAAAATATCGAGCATCTGCGCTGTTGTCAGTTTACCGCTTACACCCCCCAGCCTGCGTGCCTGGTCTGCATAGGCTTCCAGCGTTTCATGCTGGATTTTCCAGGTATTTTTCCAGTAGAAATTTCCGGTTCCCTGGTTGTAGAAAAAGGTTTCCGAAACCTGATCGTACAGACAGGCAACACCGTTTTCATCCAGAACAGGGATAAAGTCACGAACCAGCGTTGTATCGTCCCAGATTTTACAGTACTGCAGCTGTATATTGCCAAAGTCACCGGGAATCCCTCCATCGTTATTGGCAAACAGATACAGGCTGTAGGGGTAGTTGACACGGTCTGCAGGACCGGTAAATGTATGCACAACCCGGTTGTCAATACAGGCAATGTTTTTTTCAAGCCTGACCGTATGAAAGGAATCCATATACAGGGACTTTGGATACGCAGAGTCATAATATTCGGTTTTTCCTGTTCCGCTTGCAGAATAATGGATGCCGATGCAGCCATCCACGCTGTTCATAAATCTGCATGTGAATCTGCTGTAGGTTCCATTTCTTGCGCCAAAGATCGTGTCCCAGTTTGTCGTGTTCTGAGAGACCATAAAGGACACCTCAGCACAATAATGGGGACTTGCAAAAACACCGGTATCGATATACTGCGTACCGGTACTGCCCACCCACTCAAGTTTTCTATATTCCATTCGCTGTTCACCTCCAAATCAAAAAGCCCCTGTTTCAGCCTGCGGAAAGGATTCCGCTTCGTCATTTGTAATACCGGCAAAAATCGCCTTCATCTGTGCCGTAGTCAGCTCACCTTTCATGCCGCTCAATCTGCGCGCCTGGTCTGCAAACGCTTCAAGGGTTTCCTGCTGTATCTCCCACGACTTTCTGCAATATCCAAACTGCCCTGTGCCTTTGTTGTAAAAATACGTTCCGGAAACCTTATCATACAGACAGGGAATATCATTTTCGTCCAAAACCGGGATGAAATCACGAACCAGCGTGGTGTCATTCCAGATTCTGCAGTAACGCAACCTTATATAACCATGACATGCAGGCGTTCCGGTATTGTTAAGGGCAAACAGATACAGACTGTAGGGGTAGCTGACCCTATCGCCCGGAGCAGAAAACGTATATACAGGCAGGCAGTCAATGTATGCAGCATTTTTCTCAAGCCTGACCTTGTGAAATGTATCTATGAACGCAGACTTCGGAAAGTTTGACTCGAAATATGCCGTTATTCCTGCTCCGGTGGAAGAATACTGAAAACCGATACCGCCGTCTGTGCTGTTCATAAATCTACACGTGAATCTGCTGTAAGACCCATTCCAGGCACCAAACACAGCATCCCAGCTGGCAGTTTGCTCGGCAACCATAAACGAAACTTCTGCAATATAATGCGGGTTTGCACAAACACCGGTATCGATATACTGTGAGCCGGTGCTTTCTAACCATGCAATTTCGGTATGAGCCATTATCTCTTCACCTCCTGTTAAAAAGCCCCGGTTTCAGCCCGCGGAAGAAAGAGCCGGGTGTCGGAAGGAACATTCATAAAAATCTCCTTCATCTGTGCCACGCTCAGCGCATTTTCCACATTGCCCAGCCGCCGGGCTTCGTCTGCCAGTCCCCGAATGGTGGAGCGTTTGAACCTGTAGACCACATCTTCATAGTTTGCTGCGAAGTACAGTTCATCCGTTACGGTATAGGTTCCGGCAGTTTCGTCTGCATTCTCCGCATAATAGATATCGTGGCTGGAGGAAATGATAACATCAGCATCGGTCATGCCGGCAAAGACAACCGGCGACTGCACTGCCGGACAGTCCTCCCACCGGGAATTGGAGTATATCAGCGCATCCACCTTGCCGTTTGTGATCAGGTCGCTGCCATAACAGCACCAGGGAGCATCGGACGCAATCGTAATCATTACAGTCAGTGTCATACCCTCCAGAGTGCGCTCTGCACGGACCATTACCGCATAAGGATAGTCCGAAAGCATGTGTACCGGGATTTCCGGCACTTCCTCCGCCACTCCAGCCTCATAGGCTGCCGCCGCATTGCCGGAAAACCAGGCACTCAGATATTCCTTCATCATCAGAACACCGCCTCCTCTCCCGCCGGAAGGCTGATGGTGCCGCCTTCCGGAAGTGCCGCCAGCACAGCATTGACAAGCTCATTCTTATCTTCCTCCGTGAAGTAGTCAACACCCTTCACCGGGGTCTTTCCGTCTGCACCGGCGGTTCCCTGGGGACCCGCCGCTCCGGGATCGCCCTTGTCTCCCTTCTCACCCTGAGGGCCGGCTGCGCCTGTATCGCCCTTCGGGCCTGCGGGGCCGACAGGGCCCTGTTCTCCCCGGGGACCCTGCATTCCGGTATCCCCCTTGTCGCCTTTCTCCCCCTGCTGACCGGGATCGCCTTTTTCGCCGGGGTCACCCTTGTCGCCCTGAGGGCCGGGGTCGCCCCTTTCTCCTTTCAGAGATTCCTTCTGCTCCTGCGTAAGATCCGCGAAGATCACGGTGCCGTCTGCGCCCTTTTCACCCCGGGGGCCAGGGTCACCCTGATCGCCCTTTTCACCCTGGGGGCCGGCAGGGCCAGGGTCACCCTTTTCTCCTTTTTCTCCCCGGGGACCCACCGGTCCCCGTTCCCCTGTAAAGCCGCCGTTTTCCAGCTTTTGCTCCAGCTCATTTTTCAGTGCCACCGTTTCCAGGATCAGCGCATCCAGAGCATTCATCTGCTCCTCCGAAGCAGCAGCTCCCTCCGCCCATACCGTATCCCGGACCTCCAGCACAAAGGCTGCGCTGGTCAGCAGCTTTCCGCCGCTGCCGTAAAGCCGGATCTCCGCATCCATTGTCCCCGCTGCGGCGCAGGTATGCTCCGTAAAAACATAGGAAATCACATTGTCCTTTATGGTACAGGGATCATACAAAACGGTGCCGTCCTCTTTTCTTGCGGTAAAGACGCCGCGGCAGTCATCGGTAATGGGGTAGGGCACGCCTCCGTCCGCCAGGCTGATGAGCAGCACCCGTCCGGTATCCCCCCGCTTTGCCTCCACTGCAGGAGCCATTCCGGTCTCCCGCAGATCCAGGCTCAGCCTGACACAGGAATCTATCATTTTCCATTCCTCCTTCCTATGCTACCGGCTGCTCCAGTAGGCGGAGGTATCCTTTGCAGGGTCCTTTTTCAGAACCTCCTCCGTCTGCTTCGGCTTCTGATATTTTGTTACCAGCTTGTCCTGCTGACTGTCTGTCAGGGAAGACTCCCGGATCAGACGAAGCATTTCGGCAGAGCTGTAGTCACCGTTTTCCAGCTCAGATGCCAGCTGCTGATAGGCGGAGGTGCCGCCGGAGCTTCTGCCGGAGCTCTTCGCAGCAGCCTGGGCCTGCTGGAAGGCCAGGGTCTCATTGTACTGGCGGATCATTTCGTCGTACTCCTTCTGCCACTGCTCGTCGGCGATCCGGTCCCGCTCCTGCTGGTAAAGCCACTGCTCCAGCCAGCGGTCATCGGCGATCCGGTCCCGGTCCAGTTTGTACTGATGGTTCAGCTGGTCCGTATATTTGCCGTAATCAAAATTGCGGTCATCCACAAAGCGGCCGTAGTCATAGCTGCGCTCACTGTCGTAGGCCGACTGAAGCCGGTCCAGTTCCCCATAATACCGGGACAGGTCGTCCTGGTACCGGTCATAGGCTGAAGCTTCCTGCTGCGCAAGCAGATCGTACCGGTTCAGAAGATCCTCCCCCTCCGCCTGGTAGCGCTGGAAGGCCATCTGCTGATACTGGGGCACCAGCTGCGTCAGCCCGGTGAGATACTGGTTATAGGCCTGCTGACCGGCGGTCTGGGCATAGGAGCTGCCATAGCCTCCGGTCATGGCGGCGGAGCGGCCCATGGTGTCCATCATAGCCTGCCTGCCCTGCTGCAGATAGTTCTGGGCCACCTGCTGATAAAGGGCATCGCTGTTGACATCGTAGGCAAATGGCTCCCGGTCCTGGATCTGCCCCAAAATATCATTCATCTGCCCCTGCCACTGGGACTGATAGGCCCCGGGCTTTGCCGCAGCCTGAGCCTGCAAAGCCTGCTGCGCCTGGGTCACAGCATCACTTTGCAGATATTTTTTCTCCTCATAAGGCGTAACTGCCATTGATTTTGCCTCCTTTATACAAAGCTGATTTGAAAGGAAAAATAATTTTCAACTTTCAATTTTCAATTCTTAAAAGAATCACACCCAATAATCCAGGTATCCGTCCAGCCAAACAATGGCAGCACTGTCTGCCGGCTGCTGTACCCACTGCGCCCGGAGAAAGCCATCCGTGTCGGCGCTGACCAGAACGATCCCCCGGTCATTTGCCGGACAGAGGGCATATGCCCTGCGCCGTGGACGGTATGCCTCTGGAATAGGGTCCCGGTTGATGACCACAGTCCCGGCAGTCTGCCCGAAGCCGCAGTCAAAAGCCAGGTATATATGGCTCCCGCCCCAGATCAGATAATGGCAGCCGGATTCCGGCTGCCGGCCGCAGCCCGGAGCGGATTCCGCCACCCCCTCGGCCAGCCCCAGATCTGTCCAGACAGCACCCTCCACCACAAGCTTCCCCCGGACCCGGAGGGTCATATGGGAGGCAATGTCCACCACATGGGCTTCTTCCGGATATTTGCCGAAGCCCGCGCCGTCCTCTCCGTCGTAAAGCACGAAGCTCACCGCCTCCGTCATGATCTGGAAGGTCAGCAGATGACTGCCTCCCAGGGTGTCAGAGGCTTCGATCTGCACCAGATAGGACCTCTGCAGGGAAGTGACCACATTTCCCACCAGCAGACTGATCTCGTTTTCCGCACTGTCTGCAACAAGAAGGGTGATCCAGTCGCAGAAGGTGGCCGTGCCATTTGGTTTCCACCGGTATCTCAGTTCGCAGCTGTTCGTTTCCCTGCCCTGCAGCATAACACTGCTGAAGGTTTTTCCTGCTTTCACAGCCAGAAAGGTACCCGCCGGACTCAGCTCGCCGGTGTCTTTTGCTCTTTCGCAGATAACCTCGCTGTATCCGGTGCAGGGAGTGATACGAGGGTTCCGGTAAGGCATTACCTGGATGACAGCGCTGACGCTGGCAGAAAAGCCTCTGGCATCGGTCACCGTGCCGGTTACCTTCACGCTGCCTTCGCTCACAAGCAGGTCGATGACGGCAGGATTGCCCTCCGCCTGCTGACTTCCCACGGTAACCGCATATCCCGCCAGTTCCGACCAGTCGCTTTCAGCAGTGAACTCTGCCCGGAGTCCGGTTTTTCCCCGGAGGTATACCCCGGCAAAGTCCTCCGGCAGTCCGCTCACAGGAGTGAGGATCAGCCCTGTCAGTCTGGGCCGTGTCTCATCATTTTCCGGTACCACCACCCGGACGGTTGCGGTTTCCACGCCCACCTGCGCAGTGCCGTTGCAGGTGGTGCATTTCAGGGTACCGGTTCCGTAGGTCAGATTGGGGATCCGCCCTGCCGGTTCATAGCCCGGTGTCCACCGGAGAGAATCCAGCTTTCCCTCCCCGATCTCCAGAGTCAGACCATAGAATTCCAGTGTCAGCTTCTGGGTGAAGTGTTCTGAATTTCTGGGGCAGAGGAGGGTATTCTCCTGTCCCAGAATGAGTGCTTCTCCCTCCAGGGAAGGGATGGTGGCATCCGGCACCCGGATAGTCAGCTCTGCGGTGGTATAGCCGATATACTCCCCATCGGCATAAGTAATGCAGGCAATGTAACCTGTCCGCTCCACCACGTTGGGACACAGCTGCACAAGATCCGGAACCGTCCAGGCATAGCTGCCCGGCACATCCTCCGCGATCATTACATATTCCCGATCACTGAAAAAGCAGACCAGCTGGTGATTGCAGACATAGGAATCCCGGTCAATGGAGATCAGCAGCTTCTCTCCCATCTGCACCGAATCTGCGCTGAGGGTGATCTCCGAAGGGGATACCTCCGGTTCCGTTTTGAGGGTAACGGTCTCACTGCCGGTAAGGGGATACCCATACATGGACACGCCGTAAGGAGCCTCTACCCGGCCGGAAATATTCACGGTACTTCCGGATACCGGCACTGTCACAGAGCCGACATACATATCCAGCTCCTGCTGCTGATAGGAGAAGCTCCTGGTGGTGCTGCCCACGGTGATGGCAGCCGTAAAGTTTGCGCCGGAAGCGGAGGAGGAGGGATATCCATCGGTCTTTCCGGTATACATGGCAACCGTCACCGAACTGCCGCTGCAGCTCCACTCCAGACGGCCGATCCAGGCAGTTTTGGCACTGCTCATTGCTATGGTTCCCATAATCATTCTCCTCCGATCCACTGGAATGCCAGTCCGCCGTTGTAATAGATCTTGAATTTTCCACTGAGCCACAGGCTGCCGGAAACCTCTGCGTTGGTGATGTACAGCTTATAGTCGGAGATGTAGGCCACCTCCACATCATTGCTGTCGAAAAAGCTGAGCCGGTCTGCGGTGAACCGGGCAAACTTGTCGAAGACATTCTGTCCGTCCACACTGTTTCTCTGGCCGATCTCCAGACCGTAGACAGGGATCCCGTCGGGCCGTTCCTCCAGAAGACCGGATTTCAGGTAGGCGTTGGTGCCGATGGTGCTGTCGTAAAGCCCCTCCACCGTATCGGAAATGGCCCTGGTGTCCGTAAACAACTGGGAAATGGAGGTGGAATTCGCCTGAATATCCTGCGCGGTCTGCTCCCTATAGGTACCGAAATCCGACTGGGCCACATACTGTCCCTCCAGCCGTTTTGTGATCTGGGCGCAGTAGGCATCCACAATGTCCGCGGATTTGATAATGAGGCTCTTGATCCCGGCAAAGGTTTCCGCCGGATCTGCCTTTGCCGTCTGCTGCCGGTTTGCCGGAGCCATGGCCCCGGAGGAAGCTGTCGGGCCGGTCTGCAGGGTATCAAAGGCCCACTGCAGCTGATTTGCCATCCGGTACAGGTAGCTTCGGATCTGCTGCAGGGTCTCCCGGTCATTGCTGCCGGTAATGTTGGGAGTCTGGATCTGAATGCTCATTTATACATCACTCCCCTGACAGTAGGTTTTGCTGATGCTGTGGATGGCGGCATAGCCCTGTCCCTCCAGCCGCAGCTGCAGATGGTCGCACCGCCGGGGCCGCACCGGGAGGGTGAAGCTGCGAAGCTCCCGGCCGGTAACATGTCCCAGGCTCACCCAGCCGCCCCGGGAATCGTACCGGGCATAGAGATTCACCCGGCTTCCGGGGTCCAGACTCAGCCGCAGATTCAGCCGGGTCAGATATTTCTTTTCGGGCAGGCTGCCTCCCAGGATCCCGGTCTCCAGCATCCAGACTACGGTTTTCTCCTCCGGCTCCCCGCTGCCCAGGAGAGCAAGGATCTTCCCCTCCGGGGTGGACGCGTAGAGTTCCTCCCGGCAGGAGCAGAAATGGGTGACATGCAGCCCATCCTCCCGGTGCCACAGGCCCCGGGAAGTGTCATAGACGAACAGGCTGTGTTTTTCCTCCCCGGCGTGGCGCATGCAGATGTAATACCGGTTTCCATGGGCAGCCGCCACCGCCTCCTCAAACTGAGCTTCCCCCAGGGCAGAGGACACCTCTACCGGCAGTGAACCGTCGTAGGCGCAGACGGCGTGCCGGGAACGGTAGTAAAGGATCTCATTCACGATGGCAAGACTTCCTTCACAACCCTTCCGGACACCCCGGCAGGGGGTGGTCTGGACGCTGAAATTGGCCGGGATCTGACCGTAGACCTTGTGCAGGCAGTTTTCCTTGAAAAACAGGGGATGCCCTCCATGGGCAATGGCCCCGGTGAAGGGACCGTCGCTTCCCAGGGACACATAGTAGCTGTCGGTGCTGATCCCCTGGAAGCTGTTCCAGTTCCGGAAGTCCCCCAGAGCACAGGCATACAGCTCGTTGACCACCTGTCCGGCATCGTTGAGGCCGTACCGGCAGCCCCAGAGCCGGTTGTCGCTCTCCAGAATAAAGTCCATGGCAGGCATTTTCCGGGAAACAGTCAAGGAGCCTTCCACCGTCACCGGGGAATCCAGCATACCGGCCACCACGATGGCATCCTCCTGCCTGTGGTACAGATTGGCCGCCCCCTCCAGCTCCCGGAGCTGAGGATCTTCCAGATTCCGAAAGCCTGTAAGGGTCACTCCGTCATGCTGGGAAAATCCACTGCCAATGCCGGGGCAGTTCAGTTTTATGTAAACTGTTTCCACCCCGGTCCAGAGATCCATGGCGGCGGAATACTGCTTCAGGCTGTGGGGCTCGGCAGAGGTATCCACCCACAGGGCCATATTTTCTGCTCCCTCCGGCTGCCGGGGCTGGATGTAATCCGGTGTGTATTCGCTGCCATCGGCCCGGCAGGGAGAGAAGGTCACGGGACTTTGGGCCATAAACTCTGCCTCGATGTTTCCAAAGTCAGAAACATTCGCCGTATTGAAATATTTTTTATCCGGCAGGATGATCAGGTAGGCTCCCATGGATACCAGCTGTTTGGGTCCCTCCCCGGAAAGGCCCAGCTCTGTCCGGTAGCCGTTGATGACCAGACAGCTGCCGTCGATGTAGCAGAGGCTGTCCTTGCAGATCATGCCCCGGACATCTACCCCTTCGGCATACAGCCCCCGGGGAGCGCGCACCGACAGCACCGGGAACCGGTTGGCGGTGAAGTTGCGCATGTCATAAAATTCATTTTCTCCTATCCGGAGATTGTGGTTGTAGCCCCCGAAGGTGTCCAGAATCTCCCGGCTCCGGGGCCGGGGAGTCAGTGCAGGAAAACGCATAGCATCCTCCCTCCTCAGAACCGGAACCGCCCGGTGGCTTTGGTGCCGTGGTTTCGCTTGTAGTCCGCTTTACAGGCTTCAAAGGCAGCGTTGAACAAGCCCATGGCGTTGTTGTAAAGAATGGTTTCCTCATTGGCATAGTGGATCTGGGCCTCCAGCCAGTAAAGGTAGGCCACATCAAAGGGAGCGGACAGAAACAGTGCTGTTTCCAGATCTGTCTGCTCCGTAAAGCCATCGAAGGGAAGCTGTTCTCCCCCCTCGTGGGCATCGATGATCAGGGTCTTTACCATGGCTTCCAGCCGGGCGATCCACAGGATCTTCTGCTTTGTGCTGTAGGTGTTGGGTCTCAGCCCGTCCACCTGCTGGATAGCCTGCAGGATCGTCATAATGTTCCTCCCTTCGTGAAATGCATTTTGCATTAAAAAAGATTTCGCCTTACTGCGCTGCTGCATCCTTCAGGGCATCCACAGTCTCATCCAGCTTCTGCTGGGCGCGGCGTGCCCGGTGGATCTCCGCTGCCACGGATCGGGGCACCAGGGAGGTCTGTCCCTTGGGCAGCAGGCAGTTGTAGCCGTTGACACTGACGAAGAGATTGGGTTCCTCGTTGGCACCGGCCCGCTCAATGAAAATCTCCTCCCGCTCCTCAGCCCGGAGACTCTCCGCCGCCGCGGTGGATTCTGCCCGGATCTGTGCCTGGGTAAGGGTGTTCTTCTTGTTGTCAGCCATAAAAACTCCTCCGAAATATTAAAAATGTTGGTTGCAGAACCGCACCCAACGGAAGGGTGGGCTCCGCGCAGCGAATTCATAATACCAATAATTGGCGGCGGCAATCATACCGCTGTTTATGCAAATCCGCCCCTACGGGAATGTCCTTGAAAAATAATTTTCAACTTTCCATTTTCAATTACCAAAGGGGACAGGGCTTGCGCCTTGCCCCCTTGTGTCTTAGTTTGCCTCGTCCACAGCGGAGTAGCTGGAGCAGCTCATGACCCGCAGCACCCGCTCGGGATACAGCATGGTTGCGCCATTGGTCTCGAACTTGTAGCCGATGGTGGAGAACTGGTTCAGAGGTCCGCCGATCTGGGACTTGTCCTTGACGATCATCTCCAGAGCGCCGCCCTCAGGGTCGATGATGCCGAAGGCATCCTTGCCGAAGAAGTAGGTGGCGTAGGTGGCAGTGCCGGCCTTGTTTCTGTAGTC